GGTTCCAGAAACATTTCATTATCTAATGAAGGATAAAATTGTTTTAAGAAATTATAGCATTGAATTGCTATTTCAGGTTTAGTATAAAATTTATCTAAATTTGCCATTTAATCATCTCCTGAGAAAGACATACATAGCCAAATTATGTCCACAATGATTTTTCCAACTAAAATTAATTCTTATGCTATCAAGTATAATACCAAATTCATTTGCTTTAATAAAATTATCATATTCATTCTTAATCAAATCTATGTCAGCAAAATTAGTAATGGTATTAGTAGTATAATTATAAACAATTAATTTTTTAGGCATTTTCTTTTTTGGACTAATTTCTTTTGTAATACAATCATTAATAAGTTTTTGAATATTTTTAGGATGATTTAATAGATCTTGATATATTGCTTGAACAAATAATTTACGCCACTCTTCATCTAATATAATAAGATTATCTCCGTACTGTTTAGCTTCTTCAACAGAAAGAGGATTGGTTGTATATGGATCTTTCATCCAATTATGATTTTTTGAAATAGTTGTGAATTTATCATATAATCCAACTTTTTTCATAAAATCAGTATGTGGCTTAAAATCATTAGAAAGATATTTATAAATATGATTAATAGTGAAATTGCCCCATGTGCCCAATCCTTTAGATACCCTTTTAATTTCTACTTTTTCTTTATTAATAATTAAATCTCCATCCATCGTACACGTATGATTTCCAATCCATTCAATAGAAATAATTTTTTCATTCTTATTATAATAATTAATAAATAATTGAGCATCATTAAGTAAATGCTGCCATTCTTTATCTTCTACATGTTCAGGAAAAGGGTTGGTCTGAGGTAATTTATTAAACATTATATATATAGCAATTTCAAATCCTTTACCATACCATTGATTATCTTCTTTCTTATTAATCATAAAAACATCCTTTCATATTTTTCTATAATAATTATATTATAGTTTTTATTATTTGTCAATTATTTATAATATTAAAATCCACATTCTCAAACAAAAAGTCTCTGCGTCCTTCAACCTCAGTGCCCATTAGCATCTTTAGTGATTCCGCCGCCAGTTCAGCATCATTAATGGTAAGAATATCTAGACGCCGATTTACCGGATGTAGCATAGATTCTTCCATATCTTCTGCTACCATTTCACCTAATCCCTTATAGCGACTCTGTTCCCATCCACTATGAGTTTTCTTTAGTTCAGAAAGTTCATCTTCATCATAAGCATATACATGCTGTTTGCCTTTACTTAATCTATAAAGAGGCGCGCGCAGCCAGCCAAGCCGTCCTTCTTCAATAAATTTTGGCATTAATACATAGAAGAGAGTTGCAATTAGACACATAATAGAATATCCATCTACATCAGCATCTGTAGCAATTGCAACTTTTCCATAATTAAGTTTCTTCTCATTATAACGCTCTTGAATACCACATCCAAGTGCCATAATAATATCAGATACTTCTTGATTTTCTAGACATTCTTCTAGAGGATGTTTCATTAGATTCTTTACTTTACCACGCACAGCATAAAGTGCTTCTGTCTTTACATCTCGCGCTGGCATTAGTCCACCTAAAGCAGAATTACCCTCACAAATAATAAGCATGGAATCAGCACCATGCTTCTCGCAATCTTTAAACTTATCAGAAGAAGTCACTTTACGCTTGCGCTGTTCAGTTTCTTTCTTCTCCATTGAAAGGATAGCATTTCTTGCGCGTTCTGCGGCCTCATCGGCTTTTGCTTCTTTAGATAATACTGTTAGTATTCTATCAAGATCATCTCTATTATTTATCGCCCAATCTTTAATTGCTTCAGTAAACACTGTTTGTGTATAACCACGCAATTCAGTATTTTGAATCTTATCTTTTACCTGATTCTGATATACAGGATGTGGGTGTTTAATATTAATTATAGTGACTAATCCCTTACGAATCATATCACCATCAAATGATTCTTTAGCTAAATCATTAATTGTACGAGTAAAAGCTGCTTTCATGCCTGCAATTGGAGTACCACCATTCGCATTTAAAGCACCATTAGAAAATACATAACTTTTCTCTTTTCCACCTGTCCATTGCGCGAAAACTTCAATATCAATATCGCCATCAAAATGTTTATTAGCATAAATATATTGTTTATGAAGTGGCTTAGAAATATTATTCGCTGCAAAATCTTTCAATCCATTTTTAGATAGAAATTTTTCTTCTTTTTCATCTACTTTATATACAAAACTAACATTTGGAATAAAATAGCTAGTTAATTGTAGTTCTTTTCTAATACGCTCTTTATCAAATGAAGGAGTATCTTCATTTAAATGGAATATGGTCTTATCAGGCTTAAAATACACTGTTGTACCTGTTTCTTTTGTACTTCGTATTCTGTTCGCAGTAGAAGATTGTGGTATACCGTCTTTGAATACAATGTTCCATTCTGCTCCGTCTCTGCGTGTCCAGACTTCAAAGATTTCCGAGCAAACGCACACTGTACTTGACCCAATACCGTGCATACCACGAACTCTTTTATAATTAGTTGAATCAAATTTACCAGAAGAATGAGCAGAAGTATATATTTCGATGAGTACTTCTTCTGTATCTTTATTTTTTCCATGTGGCACCCCCGCACCTTTATCAGTGACTTTAATATCATTATCATTAACTTCTACAGTAATTTCATTACCGCGACCCATAATTGCTTCATCACAGGCATTGTTTAATATTTCTAGAAAGCAATTAAACATAGCATCTTGTCCATCTGCACCAATATACATGCCAGGAGTCGATCTTGCCGCGGTACGAAAATCTCGTACTTGTATTGAGTCTGCGTTATATGCCATTCTCTCACCCCTTTCTTTCTTACAATATATTATATCATGAATTAAAAAAGAAGTCAATTATTTAATTGACTTCTTCAATTACCAAACTGAATTATCAGTAATATCCTTTGATTCTCCACAAATTGGACATACAACTTTAAGGATAGTACCAATACCACCTCCAGTTGGGATTAAGTAAGGCGCGCGGCCGCCATTATATCTTGAACTTAATCTGTCATGCATGTGTTCTATTGTAAATTGATTATATGCATCTTTTTCTTTTTGAGAAGCAAATTCTCCATAAGATAGATTAAGGCGTTCGCGCAAATTTGTAATAGTTTGCTCATAATTCTTTTTTACAACTTCTTGAGCATTTTGAATGAGTTGTTGATTTTCTTCTCTAAGATGTTCACATTTATCTTTATAATATTGAATAGTATCGGTTATCGCAGTGGCAAGTTCTTCTTCATCATAAATTTGAGAGGTTTTATTAGTATCTGTATCGTGTACTTGAAACATTCTTATAATCTCCATTCTTCTTTAAAAAATTGTTCTTCCGTTGGTAATTTATCCCAAACTACCCAATTATGACGATAGGTTTTAATCGCGTTTGTATATATAGTTATTGTATAGTCTTGATATATATTACCAGTCTCTTTATTGTATCTTAGACTATCATATTCTAATGAATAATTATCATATTGAATCCAAACTTTTTTATCTTTTGGAAGTTGGATAATTTCTTCCCAAGTTAACCACTGGGCCATTTTAATCCTCCATTGCGATACTATAACCTTCTAAATTCACGCCAAAATCATCCCAAAAATATTCTTTCATTACATCATCTAATTTATGAACATATAATGGCTTTTCCTGTGAAAAATTTCCATATAGCAAATCATTCCAATCTACTATCTCAAGACCGAAAATTCCGTATGTCCGAGCCTTTTCCTGAAGGGCTCTTTTGTTTAGGGTTAGTACGATTCCGTTTGTCTTTTGAACTTCTGCTAGGAGTTCTTTCGTTTTCCCTGTTCCTACTGGACGTGCAATTACTTTCATTTTCAGATTCCTCCAATTTTATATGATGATAATAATAACTGTTAGTACATAAACGTTCAATTGTATATTGGCTAAGATCAGATAAATCCCAATATATTTCAAGTGTATTATTATGATAGGCAAAAGCTACATAATATCCTAAATCTTCATAAAATTGCGTTATTATTGAAAAGTATCGCTTTGCAGTATTATCACTTCTTACTGTAAATTGTATATATGATTCTCCGCGTTCCGCGGCGTCTTCTATTTGTTTATTAATGCGGCCGCAAAACCAGTTTAATCTTGCTTTAAACCACAACCCCTTATGTTTAATAGAACCTTTCATAAGTTCTCTTGCTTCTTTTGCTTCCATATTATTTCCTCGCACATCCGCAGTTTGGACAATAATACTCTTCTTCAGGATTATAAAGAATACTTACTACCTTACACTCTGGGCATTTATAAGCAAGAACTTCGTCAGTGGTAATAGTTGGCGCAGTATCAATAACTGCTTGCGCCTTCTCCATAACTACTTTAGCAAAATTAAACATTTCTTCTGTATCTGGCATATGCATTTCATAAATTAAATCCCAAAGCATTTCATCGCGGCCGAGGGACGGCGCATTAAGATTACAATCATCACGATAAATTAGTTCGCGCATTTTTATTTCACCGCCGTTTTTGTTATGTTTTCAATAAATGTCATTTCTTTTCCGCAATGAGGACAATATCGTGTATAGCTATTACTTTCATTTTCACGTTCGCAATATGAACATCTATGTCTAAATTCATACCAACATCCATTTTTTTCATCCCATGTTCCAGGGATAGAATCAAGACCTTCTTCCCAGTCATCTCTTGCACAAAAACATTTTTCAGCAAACAATTCCCATCCATATTTCGTCATTCTCATTTTCCTCCATCCTCCCTGTGTTTCCCGTCAGCGCAGAAAAATGTTTGCTCTCGTGGCAGATTACAATTATTGCAAAAAGAAATTTTTTCATCATATCACCGACATTCCTTGCAATAGATAACCTCATGAATTTGCCCGCTTCTAAACATTTCTCCGAGAATTCCGACTGTATCAATTAAAATTTGCATATCAAACCCAAAATCATTATTAAAATTTCCAGTCTTTATTCTGGATATTGCTTCTTTTCCGGTCATCAATACTTCACCGCCTGTCCGCAATTACTACAATAATTTTGTCGTGGATAGGCATAAAGATCATGATTACATTTCGGACAATGGTAAAACTTTGTTCCATAGGAGTTTGTTGTAATTACTACTTGCTGTGGTTCCTGCTCTTTAAGTAAAGAAAGAACATCCGAAATAGTTTGCCCAATCTTAATACACATTTCTGGAGTAATTATATTTTGATTACACAATACCGCTTTTGCGATATTCATATTTTCTATAATTTTCTCTCTATCAATCATTCGTAGTTCTCCTATTAGTTTTCAGCTCTATACCAAATACAATCACCATTCTTTAACCAAATCATAATTGTATTTGGTATGCACATACGAACTCCGTCAAGCATAGATTCTGGCATCATTTCAAATACAGCTGGGCGATAATCCAATATATTTTCTTCTCCTAAAACGCCTTTTGCTTTTTGATAAATTTCACCGTATGTCATACTTTACATTTCTCCTATTATGTTAGTTTTACCATAAGTGGAATTGTATTACTAACTATAAGTGCTCTAACAAAATCCAAAGTTATGTATGGTGATTCAAAAACATGAATTCTCGAGTTTCTCCATCTCATTTCACGGCCCGCAAATCCGCCAGCTTTGCTGCCTGCCAACGCAAGATGCTGTTTATCACTACTAATAAATGCCAAAGAAGGCTCGTCAGGACTACTTTTTTCCACTAATAATTCTTTTATGTTTCGTTTTTCGTTAATTATTTGATCCAGCATATAGAACCAATATTCCTCATATGTTGCAAGTCGACAATTACATTGTTCACAGCATTTTAACATCATCCCGATAGATGTAAATGACGGATGAATATGACTCCATTCTTGCTGATAGTTTGTTGGAATATACAAACTATATGGTTCTGGGTAAGTTTCAATAGTTTCCAACAATGTCAGCAATGGCGCCATTTCGACAGCACTGTGAAGAAAATGATCTTCATAATAGTCTTGTCCACATTGTTTTATCATTATGTTTCGCCATAAATATTTAGCGTCATGCCAATCAATTTTTGCTGGTATAATATCACCAAGACTCTTTATTTTAAACAAATTGATCACCTTTCCTCTAATTAAAGTTTTTGTACGTTCTCTTCCAAATGTGGACGGCTGATTCCATTGTTCGTCTTCTTGCTCCGCGCAAGTGGCAGTCTGGGCACCAAACACTCCATCGCATTACTTTACGATTAGAACGAGCCAACCAAAGATTGGAGGATTGACATTTTGGACATGGTTGCGCTTTCTTATTTGTCTTTATCCATTTATTAGGACTTAGTACCATACTTATCTCTCCTCAAAAATTAGCTCAGTGCCACATTTTGCGCAGTACTTATCATCAGAATCAACTTGCTCGCCACAGTTCTTACAGTAATATCTAACTATAGTAGCCCTATATACTTCATCGTCTCCAAATGGATGTTCAATTGTTCGTAGTTCACGGCTCTCTTCCCTGCGTACAGTTGGCTCATTTGTGCTATAAAGTCCAATTTGTTGCTTATGTATCATCTTTACATTCCCCTTTTTCTTTTATTATAATATGATTTTCTTGTTTTGTCAAACAATAAAGTGAATTATCTGCATGAGGAACAGCGCGTAAATTTAATCCCATTTCTAATGAATAATTATTCATATAGGCTAATCTAGTATTATTCCAATCTCCATATATATAAGTTGGTTCACTTGTCATTTCTAATGTTTTTAGTTCTGGTACGGCAAGCATAGACATATACATATTACCATTGATAGTAGTATTATTTGGTAATTTAAAGATGAAATTTGCGGCTTCGCCAGAAGCTAAGTCTATCTCTGTCATGTTGATATTTTTTGTGCCACAGAATTCACATTTTGGCGCGAAGATATCAAGAGCAGCACCACAATTACAACAATTTGTTTTACTCATTCCATTTTACCTCTAAATTTCTTTTATAGTCATAACAGATATGATTATCCGCGGCAGCATCAAGGCGCTCAATTGCATGGTGAAAACTTATTTCATTATTCTTAAATTCTTCAATAGTATAGCCATCTGCTTCCCATTCTTTCCAAGCTTCAGTTAAATCTTCTTCCCACTCATATGAAATTTTAATTTTTAGTTTCATTTTTACTCCTTATGCGCGAATGCGCCATATCCTTATATTCTTATTATTCTTATATCCTTATATCCTTATATACTTACCCCAAAATGGGTTAAACCTTAACTCAATTTGAGTGAACCCTTCACTCATTTTGGGTTAAACCTTAACTCAAATTGAGTTAAACCTTCTTTCAAATTGGAGGTATTGAGTTGTACTCATTTTGAGTTAAACTTCGGTTATGAAAGTTTCATCCATTTTAGGTACAACTTTCTTTTTATTTTGACGGTTCACAATATTTTCTGCACGCTTTTGAATTGCCAATGCTTCTAGTCCAGGCGGATTTAAATCTATTTCATATCTATTAGCACTGTCTTCTTTTTGTTTAATAAAACCTAATTGTTCCAAGGTTGTTCTTGCACGAGTTGCTGTACTATCAGACATTTGTGTTGCTATTTCTACTGCCGCGGGTGAAAAATCAAATTCACCTTTTCCCGCCCATTTTAATATATATACAAGTAACATAAATTCATTTCCAGTTAATACCTGTTGTGCTTGTTCTATATATTTCCAATCAATAGCACGGAGAAAACTTTCATTACTCCCAGTCACATGAGCAACCTTATCAACAGATTCTTTTTTTATTTCTATTGTTTTTTGATTCGCATAATTAGCCATTGTACCCCTCCATTGCTTTTTCGATTCGCATTAGAAGGGCAATAGAAGGTGTCTCTTTACCATTCAATACTTTATTTAAATGTGTTCTACTAATATTTACTTGTGCGGCGGCCTGCCCTTGAGTCAGGCTATTATCTGCCATATATTTTTTAAATTTATCAATAATAGTCTGTATCAAAAAGCACACACCTCCAAGATATAAAAATGCCTATATACATAGGCATCAAATTACCAATCATATTCAAGGAATAATTTACGAGGGACTTCATCTTCTTGCCATCCAATATATTTATCACGAAGTTCACAAAGTTTTGGCACGTTGTTATAAGTTCCAAAATAATCTTTGTAAGTACAAGCAACTTTAATCATTTCTTCAAGATTTTCTTCGGTTAGCTCAATAAAATCGCCACTCTCATAGTCCTTAGGAATAAACGAGCAATTTTCTACTAAATCCCAAAATTTACGAGCATAAAATTCTTCTTGTACTTGTTCTGAATTCCACCAGCCTTCGTGCTTAAATACTTCACGATTACGTGCGCTATAGACATTAAGATCCATTCCCATATAAACACATCCTTTCTTTTTCTATTTATATTATAATATAAGTTTTATAAAAAGTCAAATAAGAGGAGTTGAAGTTTCAACTCCTCAATTTTTTATTTAATTACCATTTCAGATGCTTCACCAGTTTTAGTGTTAGTAAATGTAATCGTTGCGGGTTCATTTACACCGAATTTTGGTTTATCTTTAAGTAGTAAATTAAGGCAAACGCCCACGAGCATTGCAAGTGCAGTAGTTCCAATACTTACAATACCAAAATCACAGATAGCACCAGAAACGCCCAATGTTAATACTGTTGCAACAATAATAATGTTCTTATTATTTTCAAGATCTACTTGATTCTTAATGGTACGAATACCGCTTAGTGTAATATACCCGTAGAGGATGGTTGCACACCCGCCAAGGACGAAGGAAGGCATAGAAACTAGAATCGCTTGAAGTGGTCCAAAGATAGAGGCAATTCCCATAATAATCGCGGCTAGAGTAATTACATACTTAGAACAAACTTTACTAAAACCGGTAGTTCCAACACTTTCACCATAAGAAGTATTAGGAATATTAGATAAGAAAATCCCTGCTGCAGAAGCAATTCCATCACCGATTAGGGTAGAGCCAAGACCGGGAGTATGTGTAAGGTCAGTGTTAATAACCGCACTCAAAGCTTTATGGTCCGAGATATGTTCAGCAATACAAACAAAGCTAAGAGGAACAAAGAGTAATAGAATCTGCGGTAGTAAGCCCCAGTTAAAGTTAGCAAAATCATAATGTAAGAATGCGAAATCAGGAATCTGGATAATATGCATATCATTAAATGCTGCAAAATTCACTAGTGGAACACCGCAAATTGTAAGGATACAAGAAATACCATATACAATAAGCATTGATACTAGGAAAGGCAAGTTACGAATAAATCCCTTACCATAATGGGAAATACAAGCAGCAATAATCATAGTAAGAACGCCCATTCCGAATCCAAGCAAACTATACTGACCATTTACTTGGAAGTAGGTTGGTATATATGTAGCCAAATTCAAGCCTATTACTGCAACAACTGGGCCTATGACTGCCGCTGGTAGAAGTTTATCAAGCCAAGCAGTACCACTACGTTTAATAAGTAAACCAACGCCGCAATAAATTAGCGCAATAATAATGCCACCAATTGCAACTGCAGGATAACCGCCAAGTCCTATTCCACCGATTACTGCGGCTACGAATGCTCCTGATGAGCTAATAAACATAGGACTTTGTCCTCTTGTACAAAGTTGATAAATCAATGTTCCGATACAAGCTCCTAACATTGCCGGCGCAATTGGAACATTACAAATTTGTGGAATTAAGACTGTGGCTACGAAACAAGCCATAACTTGCTGTAACGCACAAGTAGCAAGCCGCTTAAGCGGCATTTTATCGTTAATGTTGTATAACATAAAATTACCTCTTTACTGAATTAGTATAAGTTTTTGGAACGTTTACCCAATTTCCAGTAGCTGAATCTTTATAGTCGCTGCCACCAACTATTTGATTTACATTAGTAGTATATACGGTAGATTCTGGATGAATTTTAAAAGTATCTGAATCAACTTGAGTTGATGAAGATGTTCCTTGACAGTATGTTACATATTCTTTCCACCACTCTGGTTTATATGTCCAATTTGATGTTGTTATAGTCCAATTACTTCTAGAACAATCACATTGTCTTACCCAAGGCGCGTTGATGCGGCCGCAACGAGGGCATTCCCAGCCTTGTTCTGCTTTATAAGTCTACCACTAAGAAGCTGTGGTAGATGTACTTGTACCGGTTGTATCTCCAACCTAAACTTTATCTGTCGTTTTCATATTTACCTCCAATCTGATGTATATTCGTCTTTATTTTCTGTACCAAATTCTTTTTGTAGAATTGGTAGAATTTCATCAAATGAATTATGAAGCGTTTCATCTGCGGTGGCGTACAAAATCATACCATAAAGCATTTGATTAATACTGAAACTGCGGCGCCAATCTTTTTCATTTAAATGATTGGTACGAATATCAAAGTAATGGGCATAATTTTTCTTTTGCCATTGTCTATTCATACTTTCATAGAAACAATCGTACATATACGCCTTTTGTTCTTGCGTCATATCAGAATAATCAATTGCAAAATGTCCATCATCAGGATATTTCTGGTGAAATTTTTCTTTAGCTTCTTCACTAATCCGTTCAATCATATATTTCCACCCATATAGCACACCCATTTCACACATAGTGCCAATAGCACTTTGTTCTGGACATAGAACAGTATAATCACTGTTCCATAGGCGTTCAATATCTGCTTCACAGATTTTTTCCGCAAGATGATTATTTTCTTCTTCAGTCATATTAGACTTGTCATTGATTGACTTGTTTTGAACTGGGCTATATACTTCGCCAGGAATACCTGCTGCCTTAAACTTATCATATTCTTCTTGGCGTGCGAGATTAGAGCCATGTGTCATAATATCGCCACCTAAGTACCCAAGAGGTTCCTTAATCATTTTTTTCCTCCTTATGCGTCAAATCCCATAGAATATCATACATCTCTAGCTTAAAACCTTCAGGCTGTTGTTCAAGTGGTAGCATCCACCAAGCAAGTCCTGCATCGGGATGACGATTAAAATATTCATCAATCATATCATCATAAATTGTACGTTGTTCGGACATATAAATTCCTCCTATACCTTTTTTCTTTATTATATCATGAATTTAGAAAAAAGTCAAATAAAAAAGAGGGCGCTTGCGCGCCCTCATAAATCAGATTGGTGGCCTCATTAAATCGCATAATTGCCCAATTGGGCCACGTTCTGATTTTAATAATTTTACTGTACCAAATAAAGGATTGCCTGCTAAATTATTTAACATAGACTTAATACCATTGTTTTTTTCAAATTTCTAGTTATCAATTTGTGCGACATCGCCGCAAAAGATAATTTCACTACTTTCTTCTATACGGCTCATTAATAATGTTACAAGCTTATCATTCATATTTTCGCACTCATCACAAATAACAATTGAATTTTTAATAGAGCGGCCGCGCATATGAGATAGCGGATAAATTTCAATTACGCCATCATCAATAAGCTGATCTAGCATTTCTGGCCCTCCTAAATGGTCTGCTAATGGAGCACCCCAAATACTCATCTTATCGCGCATATCACCAGGTAAAAACCCAATATCCTTTGTATCTGCAACTACAATATTATTTCGTACAAATACTAATTTTGCATAGTCTCCACGGCTTACACGTTCGAGCGCATAAGTTAAAGCTAATAAAGTCTTACCACTACCCCATGCACTTGTTAGAAGTTTTACTTTAATGTCTGTATTTTGTAATAGGTGAAAAGCCATTTTTTGCTCTAAATTTTTAGGCTTAATGGTTTCTTCAATATAAGGATTTCTCATATCTTTATATTTTAAATGTTTATATTCGTGACCATCCCAAAATAAAACATCTTTTAACTCTTTGCCATCATATATTTCAGCAAATTCATTTGTTTTACATCCTAATGAATTGATTTTTGGATCAGCATAAAGTAATGTCAACTCTTTCTCTGTAGGAAAATACTTGCACCAGCCACACCATGACTCTGTTTTAGGACGAATAGGTTCTTCATCCATTGGATAAATTGCTTCAAGATGTGGCATCTAACTAGCAAATAAATATTGTAATGCATCATTAGTTAAGAATGAAATAGTTTTATCATATTCGCGCGCATATAATTCAGCTTCACATATTATACGGTGATCATTAATTTGTGATGATAAAAATGGATAATTCTTAATAAGTTTATCTACCCGCTTATTGTTAGGAATAATAACCTCAAAATTGGCATTTGTCATAATTTGTCTAACTGCTTCACGGGCATAGTATTTAGTTTCCTATGTATAATTTTCATTACTCTTTATATGTTCTAATTCTGCCAATGTTAAAGGGCTAATAGCTAATTCTTTTTCAGGATATAATAATCCAGGCTGATGTAAAAGTGCGGATGTATCACACCATCTTTCAATCATTCTTCATCAACTCCGATAATTTTATCAATCAGATTCTTTTTCTTCATTTCGTCTGCAAATAAGAACCATTGATGCCTCGCATGAGTATCATATTCTTCTGCAGTCAATTCAGTATTGTCTAAAAAGAATTGACGGATTTTATTATCAATTTCATTATTAAACGCCATGATATCATTAGCAGTTTTAGCTTCCGCGGCTGCGAGAGCTACATAGCCATCATGAATCAATACATAAGAACATGGGTAACAAGAACGTATTATATTTTCATTTTTTCCGCCTGCGGCAAGTAATACTGTTGCCATAGAGCAGGCGTAACCTAATACTTGAATGTTTAATGGTTTAGAATATTGAGAAATATAATATGCTAAAAAGAAACCATCAGATACAGAACCGCCGCTACTATTTAAAATTAATGTAACTGGCTCAGTAGAGTCATCTTCTTCAAATGCTTTTAATGGTAAATAAACATACTCTACAATATGTTCTGAAATGTCATCATTTAAAATAATTGTCCTGTGATGGAATAGTTGTTCATAATACTAATACATCGTAGGACTTAGTTCTGTTGCATTTAATTTTTCCCAAATACCAGAGAGTAATTCTTCTAAATCCATAAGAACCTCCTACAGTACGAACATTGTTCGCACTTAATCAAATATTTTCGCTAAAGTACAATCTTCTTTTAATAAATCGCCTTCTCTAATTCGCTTTAAAAGCGGATGGCGAATAGAGATGCCGTTTCCTTCAGAATCTGCTTTAGCTGATGAAACCATCATGCCGCCAATAGTAACAGGACAACCAATCCATCTATCAGGATCATCGCGCAAAGAAGTTTTAAATTCTTCTGTAATGCCAGAGACTTTGCATAATGGTATTTCATTTCCTTTTCTATCTAAAACGCTTACTTGAATAGCTGCCGGCCAATTATTAAAATAATTCTTTGTAACTGGAATATATGTACCACCATGTTGATATTCACCAAAATACGAGCCAACAACTTTTTCTCCAGTGCGTTGGTTTTCCCAAAGCTGCCAAGTACCTAAGTCCTTGCCAGTATACATCTTTTCTCCGGGGACTATATCAGTAATAAAAGCGTCAATTTCAGAAGAAATTTCTTGCTTTACTTTAACTGTGTCCCAGGCATGAGGACCACGTTTCCCTGGCACATACAGAGAATCCTTTCTGTAGCATACTGCGCCTTCTCCTCCTGCCGCGAAGATTTCAGCCATTTTATCAAAGAACGAATCATCCATTTCATAATACGTCACCCCCTCGACCAATGAGGAATTGATACGTTTAACTACTTCTGGAATTAATTTTACCCGTTCTTCAAATCCTGTGTCCATATAATCTTTTCCATCAAGTACAAGTACATCAAAAATGCGCCATCTTAATGGATTATCTTTTTGTCGTGCAATAGCCTTTGGTGTTAGGCATCGCAATATTGAACCTACATCTTTATCAATGGCGCCTGGAAGGTATACTTCTCCAAGTATAATAGTTGTTCCATAAGTAAATGCATTATATACATCATCCCAGAACATTACTTTATCTTGGATTTCTCCATAGGTTTTTGTAACTGTTGAAATGCCACGAGTTTGTAGGGCATTTCTTTCTTTTGTAATTACAGCGCGGGACCAATTTCCATCAGTTTTCAAACCAAATAGATAATCTCCACTTTCAATCATTTGTTCTAGCTTGATTTTTCTTGTATCTGACGACATAGTAGAAGCAGGCGCAAAATAACGCATAGGTTCCATAGTAAAATAATCTATCATTTTATTCTCCCTCATATTTAAAAATATATCCTTTACATGTTTTTCTTTTTCCTTTACACACCGCACTAATATTAGTTGTATTAGATTTTATTTCTTGTGCAGCATCTGTAATAGAATTAAAAGTTTTAATATAGTTATTATTTAAATCATATTGAATTATACGTTTTCTTTTGGAATTATTATTTAAATACGCTCGCTGATTGATTTCTTCTTTAGTAATACCCAGACCTTTGAGTCTATCCGAAAGATTATTATAATTTATATGATTTTCATTTTTTATTTCTTTTATGGTTTTACCAGAAGCCCAAAGACTTAGAATATATTCATCAGTATATTTAAAAGGCCCACTGTGGCCACCTAGAGTCATATTATATCCATTTGGATTATCAATATAGAAAGTCTAATACTATTTAATATATTCAATTTCTTTTGTATTTAAATCTTCCTAAGCAATATTATCTTCTAAGATAATTACTGTAAAATTATCTGGCCCATATTTTCTTATAGCCTAACTTAAAATTGAATTATATTGTGAATCATTTTTATTGTATGCTTCATCGCAATGTTCTTTCCATCTGATTTTTTCATCTCTGGTTGTCTATCCTATATATTTACCACCGCTTGGACTAACTCTCATATAAATTAAACCCATAATATCACTCCTTTAATACCTCTATTTCTTTTATGAAATCTTGAATCATTTGGTTCAAATCTTTCTCTAAGCGGGAAGAAATGTTAGTTTCACCGCGGAGCCAACGCCCAAGAGTAGTTTGATTACAACCTACGCGTTTAGATAAATCTATTACTTTTATTCCACGATCTACTAAATATTCTATCTTTTCTTTCGTTGTCATTTCCTCCACCTCTCATAAGAATAGTAGTGTCATAAGAGTAAAATATTATAAATTATTTTTTTGAGTAAAAATTATTTTTTTAAATCAAATATATTTTAAATCTTTAAGTATTGTAATAGCACTTTCTCTTAACATATCTAATCCTTCATCATTATGTATAACATAATCAAAAGCATAATGATCAAGTGAAGTTTCACTTGGATGGTTACGCTGATCTTCGGTTAAGGCTGAATTAATCCATTCACTTCCATCCGGATTCTTGCGATTTACTCTAATTGCAACACAATTTTGTAAGCTCTGTAAAGCAATATCTACTTCATTAGGAAATCTGGCGTCTGGCACTAAAGCAATATCAAAATCGCCATGTGGCTCGAAAGCTTGCAGTAATCCTACAACAATACCAGTCCAGAA